CAGCAGACGCGGGATGGTGCAGATCGGCAGCACATTCTGCTGCGTCTCCAGCATGATCCCCTTCTGGAACGGCATGACCTCCTGTTTCGCGTAGCGCGGCAGCGCGATCGTATTGACCGTCTCGATATAGTCGGCCGGCGCATACGCCTCGATGAACAGCTCAGGCATACCGATCGGGAAGAAGTGGCATTGATCCGGCTGCACAAAGATCGTGTTACCGATGCGTCCGCGATACTCTTCCAAGACCAGTTCGCGGAAGAAGACCTGACGCATCCAAAGCGGATCGCGCAATTGTGCCGCTTGCGGTTGGTTGAGGTAGGTCTGGCGCACCTCCGGGTGCTTGACGAACGCATCGAAGAATTCGCTTCCGCAGATCCCATGGATGCCACCGATCGGCATGGCGCCGGCTTCATTCGCCATCGAGCGCATCAGGTCGAGGATGTATTGCGTCAGGATGCCCGAATAGGAGACGCCAGTCGCCGCGTCGCCTGTGCCCCAGCTATTGGCCGGCTGCGGCACACCGATGTGCCAGTCTTGAATCGGCTGGCGCGCCACACCGAAGGCGGCGAACAGATCGATGGAGACCAACGGTGCCCCGGTGTTGGGATCGACCCGCGTGACGATGATGCCCTTTACACCGCCAAGCCTGAGATATTCCAGCGTCACATCGTGTTTACGCGACATGCTGCCGATGTGCTCATCGACCTTGGCGGTAATGGCCTCGAGCGTATCCTCGGTGCCGAACGACCGCACGCCCTGCACCTCGTCGGCCATGATCGTGTCCGATAGCGGAAAGTGCGGGATGATGAACGGAACGAGCTGGCGCAGGTCCTCCACGTTCACCGCTGGCGGGGTGCCGCGTTGCGCCGATGGCACCAGCGCCAGGCGGTTGTTCTTAAGCTCGATCAACGTCGTGAGCGTGCTCAGCCGACGCGCCGTGTAAAGCCCAAGCTCGCCGATGCGGCCCGGCATGAACGGCTGGCGAAGTATACTCGCAGTCAATGACGTCAGGCTGAACGCCGGATTCGTCATGAAAAGTTCTAACATCTCAGTCGCTCCTTATCCGGACCACGCGGTGACGATCACGGGAACACTGGTGGCAGGACCACCTGGTCGCGCAGCACGCCCTTGCGGACGATGACGTGGTTGAGCGACAGGTTGACGGCGGCCGCATCTCGTTGCGCGTCCGTCCATGCCGCCCAGTCCAAGTAAGGTTCGGCGACCTCCGCATCACGCACGATGATCGCCGCTTCCGAGATCACGGCGGCAGCCGTGGTGTTGGCGACCATCGGATACATGAGGATGCCCTCGGCCGTGCCGCCGGTTGCTGGCGTCGCCACTGTCCACGGCTGGCCTACCGCCCCAGGCGGAATGAGCAACGTGCCGGCCTGTAGAGCGGGTGTGTTCGCGGCCTGCGACACCAGCGCGGCCATCCGCGAGCGCCAGCCATTGGCTTCGCTGATGAGGAAGTCTAGTGCGCGCTTGCGTTCATCAATCGGTGGCATTGCCTTAGCTCCCCTTGCCCATCTGACGCGCCCAGCGATCGGCGATCGCTTTGTTAAGCTCAGACTTTCCCGCCGCCGCGATGGCGTCGTGTTGCGTCATGTCGATCGTTTCCACCTGACGCGCGTTGGACGCCTCGGCCTTGCGGCGCAGCAGCTCGGTCCGCACCGCGGCGATCGGCGTCTCGCGCGCGATGAAGTCGGAGGCCAGTTGCGGATAGCCCGCCACCGCGCAGAGATCGACGATCGTCGAGGCGTCACGGCGGACGTTGCCCGTTGCCGTGCGCACCTGGTCCAGCCGGACAACCTTCGGCTTGGCCTCGCGTATCGAGCCGGTAAGTTCCGCCGTCATCGTCTCGAGGGTTTCCGCCGTCAGCAGCGGTGTCCCAGGCGTCGCGATCGGTTCGCTGTTCATCACAGAGACTCCCGTGGTTTCGTCCGACACCGAGTCGGACATGGCGGCGAGGACCTCGCCAAACGTTCCGATGTCATCAGCAAGACCGGCGGCAATACTGTTCTCGCCGTAGAAGACCGCCGCTTCGGTGGCGGCGACCGCTTCGGCCGGCATGCCGCGATACGCGGCCACCTGCCCCACGAAGATGGCGTAGAGCCGGTCAATCTCGGTTTGCAGCTCGGCCCGCGCGTCATTGTTCAACGGCTCATGCGGGTTGAAATCTGCCTTATGCGCGCCGGCATAGACGTATTCAAAACGAATACCATTCGCCGCATCGAACCCGGACTGGTCCGTATGCAGCGCGATCACCCCCACACTGCCAACGCTCCCCGTCCGGGTCACCCAGACGCGCGAGGTTGCCGAGGCGATGGCATAGGCGGCTGACAGGCAGTCGTCATTGGCCAGGGCCCAGATGGGTTTGATTGCGGACGCGGCTCGAATGTCGGCGCATAGATCGAACAGCCCGCCGGATTCTCCCCCACAGCTATCGACGTCGAGCAGCACGCCCTTGACACGCGCATCGGCCATGCAGGCCCGGATGGCTGTGCCGATGTGCGCGTAACTCTCAAGCTCGGTTGAGTCCGCGTCGATCTCACCGTCTCGGCGCACCAGGACATCGCGGACCGGCAGCCAGGCGATGCCACCCGACGAAATCGAGTAGCCGACCCGTTCGTGGTCCCACTCTTCCTCGTCGCCGTTGAACTCGACCTCGGGCGGCTCGGGATAGTGCGGCAGCTCGGGCTCATCGTCACCGTTGCCGTTGGCGCGCACGCGGCGGGTGAACGAGGCGGCACGCAAGCCGGCGATCAGCGGTTCAAGCCGGGCCGGCGTTATGGCGAGGGGCACGTTGAACGTGCGGGCGAAGATATGCGGCAGAGCGCGGATCATGCTGCGGCCTCCGTGCTTGTATCGCCTGTGCCGGCCTGGTCCCCGGTCTGGCCTTGGCCCTCAGCCTGGCTGGCGCTTTCATCAGTCCTCGAGGAGCCGCGCGAGACCACTAGCGGGAACGACAGGTCGCGCTCTTCCGCCCGGTCACGGTCCGCGGCGATGCGGTTGTCGGTTTCCTCCGGATCGGCGCCGAGGCTTTCGATCACATCCGAACGCGACTTGAAGCCGTTGTTGACCATATCGATCTCGGCTTTTGCATCCTTGGCCGGATCGACCCATTGCATCTTTGGCGTGATCGGTTTCGCGCGCTGAAACATTGCCGGATTGCGGCGGTATTCCGTCGGGCTGATCGGCACCGCTCCCGCAATGACCGCCGCATCCATCCAGGCCACCCAGATGCGCCGCAGGCATTGGAACACCAGGACCGAGTGCTGGAATTGCTCGACCTCTTGGCGGAAGGCGATCAGGCCCGCACGCGATGACGCATAGGATGTCTTCTGCAAGTCGGCCGATAGTTCCGAGTATGGAATGCCCAACGCCGAGGCGATTGCCAGCAACGTCCGATACTGGAACGGCTCATAGGAACTGCCGACCTCACTCGGATCGGTGAACTTGATCTCTTCGCCCGGATTCAACTGCATGTAAGCGCCGGGGCCGAATGGCGCGATCGGCACCTGGGCCAGGTCGGTCTGCACGACCTCGTTCGCCTCCCCCGAGGCGGTGATGACGGCCGCAATGCGGGCGGCCTGTTTCTTCCGTTCCAGCTCGGCATCGTCATAGAGATCAAGATGGAACATCTTGACCATCGCCGCGCCGAAACTGGTCAGCCCGCGCACCTGTCCGGCTTCGACCGGATCGAACACGTGCAGCACCTCATCGGCGGGGACTCTGGTGAGCAATTGCGCGTCGAGGGCCTGACGCCAGCTCATGCGATCGGTCGGATTGATACGATAGAACCAATACGCCTCGCGCTTGTCCCGCAGGTTCCGGTTGAACTCGACACCGAGCCGGATCGGGTTGCCGTTCGGCGCGATCTCAATCCGCGACAGCGGACATTGCTCGGCCGGTAGCATTTGCAGTTGCAGCGGAACCGAGAGGCCGTCTTCCGGCAACCGTGGTCGCAGCCGGACGAAGACCTCCCCGGCCATGAACACCTCGCTGGCGATCCGCCGCTGAATGCCGGCGATGTTGGTCAGCCCTTCGACGTCGGACTCGTTGCTCCAATCGTTCCACGCCAGGTGCACGGCCTCCCGCGTGGCGCGGTCCTCGATCAGCGATGACGGCCTGATCCCGGTCGGCCCCACCGTGGCAGCGCGCCAGGCGCGCAACGCGGCTTTTGCATAACCGTTATTTCTAACCAGCCACCGGGCGCGGGCGAGCACGGTGTTGCCGGCCATTCGGATCTGACTGTTGACGTGCTCGGCCGGCGGTTGCCAGGCGAACAGTCGCCGATGCAGCGATCCCGCCTCGAGGCCTGGTGGCAGAAGGCCACCGGCACCAAACGCGCGGAAGCCCTGGTCGAGCTGCGGGATTTGCGGCGCGGCTGGCGGCTCCGGAACGGTGCCGGACATCCATTGGCGAGGTTGACGCGCCACCGTCAGACCCACCGATTGTAAGGCACGTGATAGATGCGCCCGAGGATGCTGCGCCGCGATAACGTGCCGTCGCAATAGTCGATCTCACGCTGTAGCTGATTGATCGCCTTGGCCAACGAAACCGGATCGTGGTAGGTGACGGACCGCGACCGGTCCGACACCGACTGGACGCCCGAGTAGCGCTTTTCGACCAGCGCCTGGAGCATCTCACGCCGCTTGTCTTGCGCTTGGATGCTGCAATCGAGCGGCATCGCTACCGCCCCCCACGACGATGTTCAGCCTTGATCCGCCGCGCGAGCGAGATCGGCAGCCGGGTTTTGATCGTCGCCGCCACGACCGCTCGCACGCTCGGCTGGGCGAATGTGCTGTGGATCGACGGTCCCATCATCTCGACGATTGGCAGGCTTCGCGTCCCAACACGGCGGAACACGCCGCGGCGCCCGGTCTTCGGCATGGTCGCAATGAACGTGCTCTTGAAGACCTGCGCGGTTCCCCACGGCTTCGCCGCCCTGACACCCGCTGCGGCCTGGCGCGCACCGAACTGCATCAACGGAATGAGTTTACGGCTCGATCGGAGAAAGGTTTGGTAATCCCCGATATTCACACGATCATAATGGATGCGTGGCTTGACGGTGGCCACTTTGAGCCCGGTATGTTTCGCGATCGCGCTCGCTGCCTTGGCATTGGCAGACTTCGCCGTATCGACCAGAGCCAGCGCGACAGCACGGTCGAGTGCAGGCGGACGCAACCCATGGATGCGTTCGAGGAAGTGAGACCAGTCGATCGAAATGGAGAGCCCTTGTTTAGCCATCGACAACGGACGCCGCCACCTATAGGTTGCAGAC